GTAGACCGCGGATTGATTGCGTTTGAACCATACGACTACCAGATTGAAATGCTTCACTCGATGCAGGAGGAACGATACTGCATCTTTGCTACAAGCCGTCAGGCCGGAAAGTCAACCGTTACTTGTGCTTTCATCCTTTGGTATATCCTCTTTAATAGCGACAAGAACGTTGCTCTTCTTGCAAATAAAGCTGAGACTGCCCGTGAAATTCTTGGTAAGGTCCAGCTAGCATATCAGCACTTGCCAAAGTGGTTGCAGCACGGTGTCAACGAGTGGAACAAGGGATCATTTGTTCTAGAAAATAATAGCCGAGTCCTGGCAACCGCTACTTCATCCGACAACATTCGAGGCTTCTCTATTAACTTGTTGTTCATCGACGAGGCTGCCTTCATTGACAACTGGGATGAATTCTTCACATCAGTTTATCCTACAGTTTCTTCCGGTAAGAGCACCAAAGTGGTCTTGGTATCTACACCAAATGGATTGAATCACTTTTATGCCATATGGCAAAATGCCGTAGAGAAACGTAACAGCTACAAGAACATCATGGTTAAGTGGGATAGAGTCCCGGGCAGAGATGAACAGTGGAGACAAAATACTCTATCTGGTTTGAACTTTGACTTGGAAAAGTTTGCCCAGGAGTTTTGTATTACAGGTGATACAAAAGTAACTATTCAGACCAACGACGGTACCATTTCAGAAATAGCAATTGAAGATCTTTTCTTTTTCATGCAACAATGATCCGAAATATTATTACAGGAAAAAGTAAGTTATGGTCGAAATTGCTCGAAACCGCACCGGTATAAAAATTTTAACACCTGATGGATTTAAACAATTTACTGGCATCTCTAGAAAAAAGGTAACAAAAACCGTTCTTCTTAACATAGACGGCCAAATAATCAGATGCACGGAAGATCACAAAATAAAAATTTTGGGGTCCTTTATTCAAGCCAACCAAACTAAATTTATTGAAAGAGTAATTGACGAAGAAGTATATGTATATGATCCTATTAATGTTGGAGAAAAGCATGAGTATCTAACTGGATCAATAGTAAATCATAATTGTGTAGAATTCCAAGGTTCATCCGGTACACTCATTTCCGGTTGGAAGCTTAAAGAGCTGGTTCATAAAGTCCCGCTTTATTCCAAGGAAGGCTTGTCAAAGTATGAAGAGCCTAGAAGAGATCGAGCATATGCATGTATAGCTGACGTATCAAGAGGTAAAGGGCTTGACTATTCAGCATTCAGTGTAATAGATGTTACAGAAATGCCTTATCGTCAAGTATGCACATTTCGAAACAACTTAGTGACACCGGTTGACTATGCTGATATTCTGCATAGAGTGTGCAAGTCCTATAATAATGCATCCGTTCTTGTAGAAATTAATGACATAGGTGAACAAGTTTCATCGTCTCTGCATTATGATTTTGAGTATGAAAACATTCTATCAACTGAATCTGCCGGCAGAGCAGGTAAGAGAATCACATCTGGCTTTGGAACAAATATTGATAAAGGTATCAGAACAACCAAATCAGTCAAGTCAGTTGGTTGTTCAATCCTAAAGCTATTGATAGAGCAGAATCAGCTGATTCTTTATGACTTTGAAACAATAAGTGAACTCTCTACATTCTCGCGGAAAGGTATATCGTACGAGGCAGAATCAGGGAAGCATGATGATTTAGTCATGGGTCTGGTTCTCTTTGCATGGCTCTCAGATCAGATGTACTTCAAAGAATTAACTTCTATAAATACTCTAGCAAAACTACGAGAAAAGACTGATGAAGAGATCGCGCAAGACATGTTGCCGTTTGGATTTATGGACGATGGCATGCCTGTAGATGAAGTACTTGAGCTTCCTAGAGGGAGCAATTGGATGGCGAGCGCTGAGGACTCTTTCTAAATAAATAAAGAGAACTTACATAGTCCTCTTTGAAAGGAGATAAAAATGGCATTTCAATTAAGCCCAGGTGTAAATGTTACCGAGGTAGATCTAACAACCACGGTTCCAGCGGTATCAACTTCTGTTGGTGCTTTTGCTGGTTTGTTCGGTTGGGGTCCTGTAGGTGAAAGAGTTCTTGTTGACTCCGAAACAAAGTTGGTAGAGACATTCGGCACCCCTACAAACTACAATGCAGAGACTTTCCTCACCGCTGCTAATTTCTTTGGTTATGGTAATGCGCTGATGGTAGCAAGAGCTGCTAATACAACAAATGCTCAGAGCACGGTAACTTCCGTAACAGTTACAGGTACAACTTCAACTGGTTATAATAACACCGATATCCTCTTATTTGTTCCACCTGCAGGTGGAACAAATGCAACTGCATCTTTTGTTACCAATGCTTCAGGTGGATTTGTAAGCTTTACCATTACAAGTGCCGGCACTGGATTCAAGGCAAATCAGCCTGTATCTACTGATAATATCTTTGTAGCTAATTCAACTGGTGGTTTTCCTTCATCGGGTAATAATATTGTCACTAGCATTGTTGCTAGAGCCGGTGTTTCTACAACAGGCACTCTTTCTGCTGTTGCAAATACAAGTGCAGTTGACTTACAGACTCTTGTAGTCAAGAATAGGGATGATTATGATTCAAAGGCATCATTTGCATCCGGATCTCTGTACATTGCAAAGTACCCAGGTGATATCGGTAATTCACTTCGTGTAAGTATCTGTGATAGTGTCACTGCATATCAGTCTACAATTGATATCATCGGTACACAAGATTCAAATACAGTAATTGGCGCTTTGACAGTTAATATTGGATCCAATACTGCATCATTTGTATTTACTTCGGATAACGGAACTGCGGTAGGTAATACTGCGGCAAATACGTATGCAAATACGGTAGTAGCTCAGCTATCAGTAGGTGACATCATCACCATTGGTAACTCGACTATAGGTACTCAGAATCTTAAGATTAGTTCTATCGGTACACCAGCTGTTACTGCAAACTCTGTTGCTTCTGTAAACGTAGTATTTACGGATATCAACAAGCTTTCAAGCAACTACATTGTAAGTAATACAACCAATGGTAATACCACTGTAGCTAATATTACAAGAAGTTGGGAATACTCTGATGTTGTAGGAGCTGCCCCTGGAATTTCTGCATGGCAAGCTACATATGGTGGCAATACATCAGCTGTAGATACATTGCACGTTGTAGTTATTGACCAAGACGGTAAGTTCAGCGGCATTGCTGGTTCCCCTCTGGAAATATTCCAGAGTCTATCTAGAGGAACTGACGCCAAGACCGCAGAAGGTGCTACACTATATTACAAGACTGCAATCAATCAAGGCTCTAAGTATGTTTGGTGGGCAAATGATAGAGCAGCTGCAGCATCCAATACTGCTGCTAATATTACTAGCTCTTCAAATGTCAAGCCTCTAACACTTGATTTGGTTGGTGGTGACAACGGCCTAGGTGAAGCTGCAGTACCGGTTGCAACACTTGCTAGCGCTTATGATTTGTTTAAGTCCAAAGAAGCGGTTGACATCTCATTGGTACTTGCTGGCAAGCCACGTGGTGGAACTTCTAATACACAGCTCGGTAACTACTTGATTGACAATATTGCTGATGTCAGAAAGGACTGCGTTGTCTTCATCTCGCCTGATGATGGTATTGTACAGGGTAATGCAGGCAATGAAGCTTCAGCTCTTGTAACTTGGAAATCTAGCGTGCGTGATTCTAGTTATGCTGTTCTTGATACAGGTTATAAGTACATGTATGATAAGTACAATGACTTGTACCGCTATGTGCCATTGAACGGAGACATTGCAGGACTTGCAGCAAGGACTGACAATACAAACGATTCATGGTTCTCACCTGCTGGTTTCAACCGCGGGCAGATCAAGAATATTATCAAGCTTAGGTTTAACCCAGCACAGGCTGATAGAGATCTACTCTACAAGAATTCTATCAACCCGGTTGTTTCATTTCCGGGTCAGGGCACTATTCTCTATGGGGATAAGACAGCAACATTGAAGTCATCTGCATTTGATCGAATCAATGTTCGTAGACTCTTCATCACACTAGAAAAGTCCATCTCTCAAGCTGCTAAGTTCTCACTCTTTGAGTTTAATGACGAGTTTACAAGGTCACAGTTTGTGAATCTGGTGACTCCATTCCTCAGAGAAGTAAAGGGCAGAAGAGGAATTACAGACTTCTTGGTTGTTTGTGACTCGACCAACAACACACCTGAGAGAGTTGACCGTAACGAATTCTGGGGCGATATTTATATCAAGCCGGCTCGCTCGATTAACTTCATTCAGCTCAACTTTGTGGCTGTCAGAACAGGTGTGGAATTCTCTACCGTCATTGGTAGATTCTAATAAATAGAAAATAGAGAAATAAGGAGTCACTTTGATGGCTTTTAATATCAATGATTTTGTAACCAGTGGTTTAAAGTTTGGTGGGGCTCGCCCCACCCTCTTTGATGTTAGTATGACATTCCCTGATGTTTCAGGTCTGACCGACGAAGCAATTGGACGATTCCGATTTGTTTGCAGAGCTTCTTCAATTCCTGCATCATCCATAGCTTCAATACCAGTTCCTTACTTTGGTAGAACAGTAAAGGTTGCAGGCGATCGTACTTTTTCAGATTGGTCTGTAACCGTTATGAATGATGAAGATTATACAGTACGAAATGCTTTTGAAGCTTGGCACAATGGAATTAATTCCATTGTCTCAAATAGAAGAGCAGATAATGTTAAAGATGAAAGCGCTGCTGCTGGAGGTTATAAAGGTGAAGCAGTTGTCCAGCAATTTGGAAAGAATGGTGTTGTAATTAAGGCGTATAGATTTGTTAACATCTTTCCAGTAAATGTGGATGAAATGGGTCTTGATTGGGAAGCTACTAATACTATCCAGACGTTTGGTGTAACATTTGCTTACGATTGGTGGGAACCTATTGCTGAGGCTAATTCGCTAGTAAATAATCCACAGATCCCAGTAGAACTTTAATCCAATTGAATTATAGACTGTAAATATTATGAAATTGTTTGGTTTTGAGTTTAAAAGACAAGATCAACTTGATCCGGCTCCGTCATTTGCCCCGAAAGAGGCCGATGACGGAGCCTTAGTCGTCGCGGCCGGCGGCGCATACGGCACTTACATCGACTTGGACGGTACCGTAAGGACCGAAGCCGAACTGGTGACTAAGTATAGAGAGATGTCACTACAGCCTGAAATAGATATGGCTGTAGACGAGATTATTAATGAATCAATCTCTATTGACGAGGAAGATATAGTAAATATTAACCTTGATAATGTAAATATTCCCAATAGAGTAAAGAAAGCCATTCAAGAAGAATTTAATATTGTATTAAAACTTCTTGACTTCAACATGCGTGGGTACGAAATTTATAGACGCTGGTACATTGACGGTAGACTTTACTATCATGCTATTATAAGCAAAGATTCACCGCAAGACGGTCTATTAGAGCTACGATATGTTGATCCACGTAAGATCAGAAAGGTCCGTGAAATTGGCAAGAAAAGAGCCCCAGGTGGTGCCGATGGCAGCGAAGCAGTAATTCCTAAGACTCAAAATGAATACTATGTATACAATGATAAGGGTTTTAATTACGGCAATAAAGTAGTTGGTCCATCCACTGCAGGTATGAAGATTGCTAAAGATTCTATTGTGCATGTAACATCTGGACTAACAGATACACAAGGCACAATGGTACTTTCATATCTTCATAAGGCTATTAAGCCTCTTAATCAGCTCAGAACTCTTGAAGATTCACTTATCATCTATCGACTAGCTAGAGCACCAGAAAGGCGCATCTGGTATATCGATGTTGGTAATCTACCTAAGATGAAGGCAGAGCAATACGTACGTGACATTATGGTCAAGCATAAGAATAGATTGATCTATGATGCCTCTACCGGTGAGGTCAGAGACGATAGAAAGTTTATGACCATGCTTGAAGATTACTGGCTCCCAAGGAGAGAAGGCGGCCGTGGAACTGAAGTAACTACTCTCCCGGGTGGTCAGACTCTTGGTGAAATGGACGATGTCTTATACTTTCAGAAAAAGCTTTATCAGACGTTGAATGTTCCTGTAAATAGATTGAATTCCGATGCGCTATTCTCAATCGGTAGAGCTACCGAAGTCACTAGAGATGAACTAAAGTTCTACAAGTTTATCACTAGAATACGTGGTAGGTTTTCAGCTCTATTCAATCAAGTTCTCGAGAAGCAGTTGGTCCTCAAGGGCATCATGTCTATTGAGGAATGGCAGCAGATAGTTAATGAAGTCAAGTATGATTTTGCTCGTGATAACTACTTTACCGAGCTCAAGGATGCAGAAATCATGCAGAATAGAGCACAGTTGATGATGACTATTGAGCAAGGTGGCCTAATAGGAAAGTATTATTCACATCAGTGGGCTAGAAGGCAGATCTTGAGGCAGTCCGATGAGGACATTGAAGAACAAGATAAAGCAATCGAAGAAGAACAGAATGATCCTAAATGGGCACCTCCGGAATTGCCAGGGGCTGGTGGTATGAGTGATGGTGATCAACCGGTTCAAGACGATCAAACCACCGATCAAATAACCCCTGATGACAATGACAACGATAAGATTAAAGCACTTAAGCAAGCCATGCTAGTGAAGAAGCAAATGGAAGAGAAGGGCTCAGAAAACCGATCTATTCAAGATGAGTCTAAATATAGATCGGCAATAATGTTGCTTTCAAAAAATAAACAGATTACAGATAATTTGAGCATTTAGGATGATGACCATGGCAGAAATACAGCACACACTTGCAGACTTGATTAAGTTCAGTTCTGATCAAAAGCCTATAGAGTTTGTCGACGCATTTAATGATATTATTACTTCAAGGGTTGATACCGCTATCAACACAAAGAAGATTGAGGTCGCCCAACGAATGTTTAACCCGTCTTTTGATTCCGACAATGAAGATACAGAAATAGAAACAGAGGAAGAATGAGATGGCAAGGTCGCTTAAAGATATTCTAGCTGGTGTAAAGAAGTCAACGGTAGTTCCTGGTTCAACCGGCGATGAGCCTGGTGTAGATTATGCTCCTAAGGCGCCTGCAGAACAGGATTTTGTTAAGAAGCATAAGACTGAGAAGCATGCAGATCGTGTAGGTAATGGTGATGACATTTACCAGGCCACCAATGTTAAGCATGCTCAAATTAAAGATGCTAAGCACGGATATAAGAATCCGGACGATAAGAAAGTCAATGAAGCAGCTTCGTGCAATATGACTGCAGAAGGAACTCATTGTCCCGTCCATGAAATGTCTTCATGTGACTCAAGCAATAAGAAGTCACTCAAGGAAGTTATCACAAAGCAGACCTCTGCTGGTAAAGTGATTAAGGACTTCCAGAAGTCTGATAATGAAAAGTTTGCAGGTAAGTCTCCTGAGAAGCGCAAGCAGATGGCTCTAGCAGCATATTATGCTAAGCAGCGCAATGAAGAAGTTGAGCAGGTTGATGAAATTTCAACTGGTATGGTTAATACATACCTAAGCAAGACCAAGGATGATGATAAGCGTAAGTCTGGTAGGGAACTTGCACTAAAGAAGAAGTGGGGCGGCAAGGTTGCCGGCACTGAAGCACCTAAGGTACCTAGCGTAGATGAAAGTCTAGCAGTTCCATTGATTGGCGGTGATGACGATGAGTCTGCTGAAATGGCAAAGACTCAGCTACGTGCACTTGCTAATAAAGCACTTCATCTTGTCATGCAGTTGTCAGATGATCAAATTGTAGAGCCATGGGTGCAAGCAAAGATTGCTGTTGCTAAGGATAATGTTTCGGCAGTCCATGATTACATGGTTTATGGCAATGGTAAAAAGCCAGAAGCAGAACAAACCGCACCGTATGTTGGCGGCATTGATATGTCGGGTGCCCCAAGAAATACGTATCCTAACTTCTCAGCAGATGTTAACACAGGTAGGAATGTATGAACATCATTAAGCCTACGGGCAATTCTATATCACTTACAACACAGAATACAATAAATGGTTCTGCTATAGTCTATGTTGCTGCTACAACAGCTGCACAAGTCAATCTATATAGTAATGCTGCAACCCAATATGCATCGTTTGTAATACCAGCTAATCAGTATATTTTTGTATCCAAAGCGCCAACTGATCTGATGACTGCAAATGTTGCTGTTCTAGTAACACCAGCTGGTTATAGAGGATAAGATGAAGCTCATCACAGAACTTACCGAAGAAATCGAGTATATTACTGAAGCTAGGGAAGATGGTACCAAGGACCATTATATCCGCGGCATCTTTATGCAAGCTGAAGTACCAAATAAGAATGGTAGAATTTACAAGCTCCCTGTAATGGAAGCTGCGGTAAATAAGTATATTGAATCTCATATCAAGAATAAGCGTGCATATGGTGAGCTTGGGCATCCATCAGGCCCACAAATCAATCTTGATCGTGTTTCACATATTATTTCAGAGATTAAGAAAGATGGTAATAACTTCATTGGTAAGGCTAAGTTGACCGATACACCAATGGGTAATATTGCTAGAGGTCTACTCAAGTCTGGCGCTAATCTGGGTGTATCTTCTCGTGGTATGGGCACACTAAAGCCTAATAAAGAAGGTATTATGGAAGTTCAAAGTGATTTTCATCTTGCCACTGCGGCCGATATTGTAGCAGATCCTTCTGCTCCTAATGCTTTTGTAAAGGGTGTTATGGAGAATGTAGACTGGGTTTATGATGCTTCCAATGATTCTTGGTATCAAGAAAGACTGCATGAAGCTCGTAAGCAAATGCACAAGATGACCACAAATGAAATTGAGAAAAGCAAGCTTGATATTTTCGAGAGCTTTATTAATGGTCTCTCGTCAAAGAAAAATATAGTATAAATATTAAAAATCTAAGAAGGGAGATCTATAATGAATCCAGAAGATACTATTAATTCAGATTTGGAGCAGATTGATGAATCAATTGCTTCCGATACTCTAAAGGCTGGATCACGTCCAGATACTAATCCAAAGTCTAAGATTGAAGCAATGACTTCAGTTATTGGTGCTATGCACTCCATGCGTAAGGACGATCTTACTAAGTGGTATACGCAGGCAATGGCTTTGATTGGTAAGGAAGCATCATCACTACCAGCTGGCGCATCATCTGATGCTAATCAGTCGACTGTAGATATGAGGGGCGGCAAGGGTCCTAAGACTCGCGACGCAATGCCTAAGCTCAATGTTCGTGAAGATGTTGAGGAAATGTTTGTAGGTGAAGAACTTTCAGAAGAGTTCAAGGATAAGGCTACAACTCTATTTGAAGCCGCGGTTAATGCCAAGGTTACAGTAGAGCTTGTCAAGCTTGAAGAAGAGTTTGAACAGAAGCTCAATGAAGAAATTGCAACCGCAGTTGATTC